AGATGTACAGGCGGCAATGGAATCTGCATTACCTATAGCACGAGCAGATGCACAGGTACAGGCACAGTTTGAAACACAGAATTTGTCTAATAGACAGCAACGTGCAATGTTAGCGGCTCAACAAAGAGCTAACTTTATAGGTTTAGAATTTGACCAAGGCTTCCAAGCTAATGTACAAAATGCCGCAAAGATAGCCGATATAGCTAATAGAAACTTTACTGCAGAACAGCAGGTAGCTTTAGAGAACTCTCGTGCTGCTCAAACTATGAATCTAAATAACCTATCTAACAGACAGGCATTAACTATGGCAGAAGCATCTGCCCTTGCTAGTTTAGATAGTGCTAATTTAAGTGCAAGGCAACAATCAGCAGTACAAAATGCACAGTCATTCTTACAAATGGATATGGCTAATTTATCTAATACGCAACAGGCAGATATGTTTGGAGCACAACAACAGATACAGTCTTTGTTTACTGACCAAGCCGCAGAGAATGCATCAAGACAGTTTAATGCTACATCACAGAATCAGGTTGACCAATTCTTTGCTTCACTAGGACAACAAGCTAATCAGTTTAACGCAACACAGATGAATGCACAGTCACAGTTTAATGCAGGTCAAGCTAATACAATAGAAAGATTTAATGCAGAGATTAACAATCAACGTGACCAATTCAATGCACAGAATCAATTAGTTATAGCACAAGCAAATGCTAATTGGAGAAGACAGTTAGCAACTGCAGATACTGCTTCTATCAATAGAGCTAATGAATTGAATGCTCAGAATATATTAGGACTAAGTAATCAAGCCTATAATAACTTATGGCAATATTATGGTGACACTATGGAATGGGCATGGACATCTGCAGAGAATGAAAGAAGTCGTGTAATTGAACTTGCAATGGCACAGTTACAAGCTGATAGTGCTACTAATATACAAGATATGAAGAATGATTATAACTCATCTTCTGCTTTTGGTAGTTTAATTGGTAAGTTTGTAACAGGTTCAATGTTTGGTGGTGGAGGATTATTCGGATAATGGAAACTAACCCTGCTTTAAATATGTATAGAAAATTATCTAAGATGAAAGTAGAGCCTGTACAAGAGCCTAAAGGTGGACTGTTATCAAAGACAATGTCTACAAAGGCTACTAAGTATAAGCCTAACATAGATGTATCAATGCGTGTAGCAAGATATATACAAGATATTAAGGACTATAGTAATGCGTGATGTTGACCAAGTATCATTAAGTAGACCTATCCCCGGGCAATCTCTTACCCATGAACTAAGAGCAAGACCTTGGCAGAACCCTCCACAGTTTACTACTGTGGAAGAGTCTATGGATTGGTACTTAGAAAGATTTGACAACCCTGAAATAGTACAAGAGTTATTGTCTATAATGGAATCAGGTATACCTATTAGTACAATAGCTAATTCTATGCAACTAGGTGCAGTTCTACAGGGTGTACACAGTATTGATGTAGGTGTTCTTATCATGCCTATACTTATAGAGATAATGAAAACACTAGCAGAGAAGACAGATACTAAGTATGTTATGGGTGATGAGCCTGAAGAAACAGACAGAGCATCTGATGCAGTATTAGATTCTGCAGTAAATAAAATTAAGGGTATGAACTTAAAAGATATGCCTGAAGAAGAGACGATGGAAGAAGAAGAACCACAAGAAGAACCTGTGGGTCTGATGGCGAGGAGAGCATAATGGGATTTAACTTTGGTGCATTTTTAGGTGGAGCAGCTTCGCAGATAGTACAGGATATTGATGAGCAAGAAAAAGAAGTAAAGCTCCGTACTAGAACTATACTTGATAGACAAGTAGCAGAAGCCGCAGAGAATAGAAAAAAGTTTAATGACGATAAAGAAAAAGTAGAAAAGCAAATAACATCTATAGCTCAACTGTTTGGAGAAGATGACCCATTTAGATTTAATAAAGCTAGGTCTATTGTAGCAGGTGGTGATGAGCATTACAATACTATGTATAAAGAATTATCTACACACAAAAGACTTGGTGGTGATATGAAACAAGCATATGATTATACTGCCGCTAATGAAGAGCAAGGCTTTGAAGGTGTTGCAGATGCTGCAAAAGGTCTAGCTAAACTAAGAACTATATCTGCACCTGAATTTACAGAGAGTGTAAGAAGTGAAGGTCAAAAGTTATTTGGCATAGACTCAAAGAGCATGTATGAAAAGGCTAGGTCACAGTATGAACAGGCAGGATTGTTGCCTAGTTCAAAGGCAGAGTTTGACGATTCTGTAAAGAAGTATGGCACAGGTACTATAAACTTTCAGAACTTGAAAAGAGACAAGAAAGATATAGATACTATGTATGCTAATAATATGCAATCTATACTTGAGTTAGATAAGAGTGACCCTAAATACGCAGAGAAAAGAGCTAAATTAGAGGCTGAACAAGAGGAGCTAACTAAAGGTGTAGCTAAAATGAACTCTGTTAGTGCCTCTGTAATAGCAGAAAAAGAAAGACAAGCAGGTAAAGATACTACAGGAAAGACTCTTACAGAGATGAGAACTTTGTACACTAGTAGCAGAAGCCAATATAAAAAGAGTCTTGGACAAACTGCCGATGGTGTTACTGATGATAATGGCAATGAAATATTTGAGAAAAAAGATGCTGATGCATATGTAGAAAAGAAGATGAAAGAGTGGGATAAAAACTATGTTAAGGGTTTAGTTGATGGCAATGGTAACTTAATAGACAATAGTTCAGATAGTCAATCTTTCTTAAAGGCTTACAATTTAGACCAATATGTAGGTACACCTAAAGAAAAGGATGATACTAAAGTAGAAAGCAAAAAAGAAACTAAAAAAGAAAAAGTAGATAAACTAAAACAAGAGAATCCTGAACTTAATGAGACTGTAGCTAGAAATCTATTAGAGTTAAATCAAGGAACAAAAACCACTATAACTAATCCTATGCAACTTTCTGATATGTTAATGCAAACTTATCCAAAGAAAGCAGACGAGACTCAAGAGGCTTACGAAGAAAGAATGGATGGTTTAGCTCAAATTGTTTGGAGTAAATATACAGAAGAAAAGAAAGCCTCTGATGCAGAAAAGAAAAGACTTGCAGAATTAAGGAAAAAGAGATTTGGAGATGCTGTGCCTGAAGATAAGATGAGTGAAGCACAGAAAAGAGCCGAGGCAAGAAAAGGTAAGAGATAAATGGCTTTAAAGAATACTGTAGACTACTTCGCAGAGGATGACGAAGAGAAGAAGGATGCTACTGAAGAAGCTATAGAGGTATCTGACACTTCCACTGTAGATTATTTTGCAGAAGATGAAGAGAAGCCTGAAGAAAAAGAAGAAGAAACAACCATCAAAGCAGAGCAAATAGATTACTTTGCAGAAGATGATGATATAATTCAAGAAGAACCCACCTATGAATTAAATCCAGAATATGCAGAAGAAACAAAAGTAGATAGAGTAAAGAACTTAGATGAGTTTGCTCAAGATGAGAACTTCCTATCCACACTACGTTCCTATGCCAAGAAAAGATTTGGTGACTCAGGTCTTCAAGAAGAAGATGAGAGTAACAAAGACTATGTTCGTAGATTTATTACCCATTATAGACAATTTAGTTCTAATACATTAGACTTGGCTAGTCAGGTTGATTACATTCGTGGTGCGAATGAACAAGATAAAGCAGAGTTTGGTGCATTATATAGAGATATACAACGACTTCCTAACTTCTATGAAGAAGGTGGAGACAGAAGTCTCGGTGCATTAGCAGATTATGCAGTATCTTTCTTTGCTGACCCCCTTGTAGTCTTTGGTTTTGGTGCAGGTAAAGCCGCCACAACAGGTGCAAGAAAAGCAGCAGAGCAACTTTTCCTAGATGTAGGTAAAAAAGGTGCTATGAGAGAGGCAACTAAGCTAGGTTTTAAGGCTGCTAGAAAGCCATTGTTAGCAGAGGCAGGGGTAGAAGGCTTACGTGCAGGTTATGAGGTTCAGGCAACGTCAGAGCTTGAAGAAGCTGCTGAATTAAGAGAAGGTGATGCATCTGCAGGTGAAATAATAGCAGGAGCTACGTTAGGTGCAGGTATTGTTGGTGGTCTTGGTTCTGCTTTTGCAGGTAAACTAGGTAAAGATGCTGTAAAAAAAGCTATTGATGATGATGCTAAAAATATAATAGATGGAATAGAAAAGTCAGAGGCAGGTAAAACTGTATTTGCAGGTAAGTTTAGTATCAATGCTGATGACTTATCATTTGACCCTGTAGAAGGCAGAACTATATTAGATAATATAGACCCTAATTTAGACCTATCTAATCTAGATTTATTAGATAAGAAAGCTAAGAAAGATGTAATTCATAGAGTTGGTAAGTTTGCTACAGAAGTTGTAGAAGATATGATGAAAGACCCCAAGGGTAGGTTTGATGATTTCTTAGCAGAGTATAAATCAGGAGCAAAAACTGCATCCGAAGCTATAGGAAACATATTAAATAGACTAGAAGACTTTAAAGATATAGATGCTGATATATTAGATGGTGCTATAGCAAGAGCAGGTTTATCTCAAGAACAGTTTGCTAAGATTACTTTCACATCTTTCAGTGAAGCAGGTAGTATGCTAAGTGCGGCTAGTCCTATAGGTAAACTACTAAAGGGTTACAAAGATGCTGACCCTGAAATAAAGAAACTATATGAAAACACATTTGGTAAAGAAGGTGATTCATATACAGGTAAATTTGGAGAAGTCATGCATCGTCTTGATAGAGAAAGACGAGCACTGATGGTTACTCAAGTATCTACAACTGTTCGTAACGTAGCTACAGGTGTGGCTAGACTAGGTTTTGATACAGGTTATAATATAATGGAATCAACTCTGTACCATGCAGGTAGAGCTTTTGATTCTTTAATTAGTGGAAGAGCCGCACAAGATATAGAAGCAGGTAAATTTACTCAAGGTCTAAGAGACATAGCGAGAGATAGCTTTGGGTTATTATCTTTTACATTAGATAGGTTTGACCAAACAGGTGACCTAGTACAAGGTATGCTACAATATAATCCCCAACTTTTAAAAGTATTAAATAGAACAACAGGTGAGGTATCAGGAACTGAAACCTTATCTAAGTTTACTATGGGCATGAATAAACTTAACATAATGCAAGATACATTTTTTAGAAAAGGTGTATTTACTGCATCAGTAGATAAAAAACTAAGAAGAATGGGTTTGAGTCTACAAGAAGTTTTAGAAAAGAATATGGTATTACCTACTAAACTTTTGAGTGATGCAGTAGAAGATTCAGTAGCATTTACATTTTCTCGTATGCCTAAAGAAAACTCTAAGAAATATGTAGGCGATAGTTTAGCACATACCTTTATAAAGTTTAATGAGAAGCTAGGACCTTTGCCCGGACTTGTTGGTGTGCCTGTAGGTACAGGTGCATTCCCCTTTGCTAGGTTTATGGCAAATGCTATGCAGTTTCAGTTTCAATATAGTCCTCTCAGCTTCGTAGGAGCTACATTTAATAGTGCAGGTGGTGCATTGAAGTACATGAAAGCTGCTATGGGAGACATGACAGATGCTCAAAGAAAGCAATTATTGCAAGGTGGTAAAGCCAATATAGATAAAGCAAGAGAACAGTTTGCTAAAGGTTTAGTTGGTTATGGTGCTTTGATGACAGCCATAAATCACAGAGCTAACAATCAAGATGTCCGATGGTATGAAGGTAAGACTGAAGATGGTAGAACAACAGACCTAAGACCCTTCTTCCCACTAGCTCCCTATTTAGTTGTCGCTGACTTGATTGTTAAGTGGGATAACAATGAACTAGATAAAATAGATGCTAAGAAAGTATTAGAAGGATTAACAGGTACTCAGTTTAGAACAGGTGCAAGTTCATATATGATAGACTCCTTCTTTAGAAATATAAGAAGTCCTTCAGGATTAACAGATATATCAGGTGAAAAACTAGGTGAGTATGTAGGTGGGTATGTAGGAGAACTCGTAGGTGGTGCATTAACTCCGGGTAGGGTCGTAAGAGATGTTGTTGCCGCTTTTGATGAGGAAGAGGCAAGATTAAAAGATTTTAATAAGACTGAAGGCACAGGAGCAGGTGAGAGAGGTCTAAGTAAATTTAGTAATACTATAGCACGTAACTTACCTTTTGTTTCTAAGTATGGTGGATTTGATGAGTTACAAAGTCCTACTAGAGAGGGTGCTATAATCAGACAAGACCCTATTGGCACACAGTTAACAGGTATAAGAAAAGAACAAAGAAGAACTCCTATAGAAGAAGAGTTAGTAAACTTAGGTCTTGAAAACTACATGGTAGTTCCGTCATCAGGCGATAAGGAAGCTGATTTCTTTGTTAAAAAATATATGGGTAAGTATGTACAGGATGAAGTATCTAAGTTAATAGAGACAGATAGATATAAGAATGCTAGTGGCATAAAGAAAAGAGTTATGATGAAGAGAAGACTCGCTAGATTTAGAAAGATATCTAAGAGGATAGGTGAGGTAGAAGCTAAGAAAGAGGCAAGGGATGAGGGTAAGGCATTCACTGCATTTGATAGAGCACAGTTCCTAAGAATAGGAAATGAGAAACGTAAATTAGCAGATGAATACTACATGGATAAGTATGGAAGCACTGTCATGGAAATGCAAGAAGCAGAACCTGAAGTCAATCATCTAAGAAGAGGCAAAAGAATAGGTCAGATACTCTCTAGGAGAGGATAAGGACTACCACAGTTGTAATAGTCTACCATTACCTATGATTATAAACAGACATGTAGTTATGTGTAATAAAAACCAAAATGTTCGTATAGTTAAATGTATATGGTCATCTTTTTTGTCATTATCATAGGCATGACTTCCCATAGCTTTGCACCAATACACCCATATTAGTTTAACGACTGTCACCTGACCCCTGTAATGTGCCTCTTGTCTTTCTATCATTAAGTTTATATAGATTATCTTCCATAATCTTACCTAGATTAACATTCAATTCACTTGCTAACATGGCACAATACCAAAGAACATCCCCTATTTCAGAGGCTATATTTGATACTGTACCATCACGTATTTGTTTCTTTACTTTCCCTGCTACCTCTCCTGCCTCACTCACAAGACCAAGAGATAGATAGGCTATAGCATCTTTCTTAGGATAGATAGCTGTAGTTCTACACTTCTCTTGGTACTCGTGTGCAGATATGAGGCTCTTATTGTGCGACTGCATGAACCTCTTGGCTTCTTCTTCTAGCTTCATCACGTTTCACTTTCTCTAACTGTCTGAAGTAGGCAAAGTTATAACCTCTTTGCCACTCCCTATGTTGCATAGTGTTAGTATTATATGGACTCTCTGTGCATATAATCTTTGCACTCTTCTTATATACATTACGTATATATTGTTTACCTTTGAAAGCATTTACCCCACGTTCAAACTGAATACGTAGGGGTGCATCATATTTACTTAGACTTGGATTCCTTTTTTTCTTCTGCTTCATTGGATTCTCTCCTTTCAAAATACTTTAGTATCATGTTAAGTTTATCGTCTGCTGTAGCTACTGCATCTAACTCGGCATCAATAGCTTGTTGGATATCTTGGTGTTCTCCTATACCCACAGACCTAGTTAATAATATTTCTACGTTTGATATATGTTTATTTATAAGTCCAACATAATAAGACTTAGCGGCTGATAATAACATCTCTCTCATTACTTTTCTCCTTTAAATGTTTTTAATACATCAGATGAAAATAACTTATCAAGTTTTAGTAAGTACATTCTCGATGCATTATGGTCTCCACCTGATACACTTCTCTTGTAATCTAATCCATTGATTAGCTTCTTGAGATTCTCCACATTAAATACAAGTGTACAAAAGACATTATCACCTATGCATAGGTTATGAAACCAATAGTCTGCCTCTGTTGCATTGATGCCACTAGGCTTACCATATGATTCATACTCTATAGCTATGTTACCTGTCTTCTGCCACTTATCTCTTTCGCTTTTTACTTCTATCTTCTTATCTTGTAACATGTCTGCTACAAATTGTTCTCTTACTTTACCATACTCTAGGTCTATATCAAACTTTTTTCTGTCTTCTTTACTTGGTGCTAGGTTTTCCATGAGCAACTCCTTTCGCTTTGGGTTTAAGATGTAATAGTTCCCTTATGTGTAGCTTCCTACCCTTGAAGAAAACGATTAAGTTTATTGTCGTATTTATACTGATGGCAATGAGTAACCACCACTGCCACCATAGTATCTCTGTACCTTCTATCATTAACTAGCCTGTATGTCAACCATTTCACACGCATCAGCAGTACATGCTAGTTCTTTACTGCCACTTGTAGTATCTTCTTTTTCAAAGTCTGCTAACTTAGACCAATCAATAGAAGTTGGCATCTTACTATATAAGTCAAGATACTCTTTCTCTTCTATGTCCTGATAGGGTGCTTGAGCATATGTATGGTCACTAAAAGGCAAGAAGGATATGCCTGATACTTCATCAAAGTTCTTATATACCCATGCTCCTACTTCCATCCACTCATCTTCCTTAACAGATATAGTGACAGATGGTTTGTGTTCACACCAATGCCTTTGAAACATAAGCCAATACTCTAACTGTTTAATAGCTGTCATCTCTGTCCTAGTAGTAGCACCTTTAGGTGACTTCATAGGAAAGCTAAAGACAGTTGTGCTGTCAGGCTTCATAACATCAGGCTCACTAGGTATGCCACTCTCTTTCATAAACTGTGTGATAGGGTCTTTGTTATCTCCACGTACAGTTCTAATATAGAAAGGGTTATGCCTTGCATGTATGCCTGATGCACTGTCAACTAGTTGTGATACTGTACCACTAGGTTTGACACATGTTATAGCAGTAGATTGAGGTATGCCTAACTCTTTAGCAATCTTCTTATTAGTTTCTACTGCTACATCTTTTAGTATTTTTAATACTTCTTCTGTCCATATAGGGCAGTCAAGTATACCTGTTAAAGATACACCTAGTAATCTTTCTTCTTCTGTATTATCTCTCCATACTTTACGTAAGTATTTAAAGTCGGTGAGTGTAGATTGAAATGTACCCAAGATAGTAGCCATACGTACTTTATTTTTCAAGGATACTAGGTCATCTGTTTCACGTGCAACAACTTCTGTAAGGTTACAGAACTGATAAGGTCTAAGTATAATCTCACTACATGGATTACAACCAAACTGTATATAATCTTCAGGCTCTGAAGGGTTTTCTTTTTCAGAAGACTTACGTCTACCATTCTCTTCTACCTTACGTATAGCAGACTTTCTATTAAAGATACCTCTTTCTCCTGAATGAGATTCATAAAGTGCCAACCATTCTCTCATGAATGTACCCATAGTAGGCTTACCTTTGTAAGCTACAGAGTTGTTAGCTAGTGACCTTTGGCTTTCATAATCATACCATTTACCTGACTTAGCATGTCTCATTTGGTCATCACCTAAGTTAGACAAAGATATAAGAGCAGAACGTCTTACACCACCTACAACTACAACTTCACCTATCTTACACATAAGGTCGTGACATTCAATAGGGTATAATCTTCTGCCTTTAGCACCTTTAAACTTCTGTATACAAAAGTTAAACAGGTCAACTAGTGGAGCAGGTCCTGATGCTCTACCACCAAAGGTTTTTAGTCTAGCACCTGCAGGTCTTACATCTGATACATCCCATGTAGGCACTTGTCCTACATATAACATAGCTATTAACTCACGTAATGCTTTAGACCATCCGGGTCTGCTATCACCTACCTTTATTATAGTAGATGATTTCTCAAAGTGTTCATTAACAACAGGTAGTTTGTCTACATTCTCTCTCTCAACAGAGAAACCTACACCTGTACCACACATGAGTATATACATACACTCATCAAAACTACGTGGACTATCCACAGGTATATAGCTACAGTTGTATCCTGCTACATGACATCTATCTAATGCTACACCTGCAGTCATCAAGGCTCTCATACTAGGCATAACACCAAGAGACATTATTGATTCACTTATCTTTTCTTTCAATGCTTTCGTTATTATATAATTATGCTTAGTCTTCAAATGATTACTCATGTAATCAAAGTATCTATCCACAGTTTCAACCCAAGTTTCTCTGCGTTGTTCATCCTCTTTCCATCTTGCATATCTAGAAAGAGCAATAAAATTTTGATAATCAGTCGGTAAATAGTTTCTCATTTAGGTCTCCTCTGTTACTATTTTTATACTCTTAACTTTCACTCCTTCTATCTCGTGAAAAGTCTCATTTATATATTCTTCCATTTCTTCATCTACTCTGCCATCGGCAGGTACTGCATATTCTTCTGCATCTATATGCAGTGTCATCATGATTTTAACTCTCATTGCTTTCAACCACGTTAACTAACTCTTCGAGATACCATTGTGCTTTCTTCAAATCTTCTACACCATTCTTGTACCTGTATCTCCATAGGTACTTCATAATATTTCCTTGTAGGTAGTATTCAAACCCCTCATCTGTCATAGCCTTAATAGCCTCTATTGTTTCTATACCTGCCTTATTATAATGAGGTGGGTGATTGACCATATCAAGATTATCAGACTGTTGCATTGCTTGTTTTTCTTTCATTTTCATATACTCCATGTGTCTTAGCATTCTTTATGCCTCTGGTTTAAAGTTGACGTGTATGACATTATCACGTTCTCTAGTCTTAGTCAATCTTTCTATGCCTTCTATCATATCATCATGTGATAAATATTTATCAGCTAATCTTTCTGTCTCATCTCTAAATATCTTGTTCTCTTCCATCAAAGGAACAGAAGCACATATCTGTTTGGTAAAACCAATCATAGAATAGAAATCATTATCGTCAAGTACATTAGCTTTATCTACTACCATTTTAAGAGTCACTTCACCTGTCCATTTATTCTTCTTATCAAGGTGGGGTCTAACTATTATCATAAAATCAGTGGGTTCTATATTTTGAGTATCCATATTTATCTCCTTATCTTTGTTGTTGAAAATCGTATAAACTTAGGGTGCTTATCTTTACCCTTTTCTTTTATCCAATCTTCAGGGATTATTCTATCGTAGTATCTGAATCCATGTTTTATACACCACTCTGCATATGTTGACTTCGCACCTTTTCTAAGTTTTCTCCTGCTGTTTTCAAACACAAATCTAATGTCTAACTTTGGATGTTGTTTCTTTATAGCTAGATGCTTTCTCCTATCAAGAGTTAAGAACCTGCCTTTCGTTTCTATTATTATTCCATTATATAATATAAAGTCAGGGGTATAGGTTCGGTAGCACAAGTCTTCCCACTCTATCTTTATAGACTCGTAAGAAAACTTACATCTATTTTCTACTAGATACGTGGAAACACTATGCTCTAACCCACTTCTATACCCATGCTTTATAGCATCTCTTCTGACTTTATGAGGAGACATTATAGTAGTCTTCGCCATCCTGTAAAAGGATTGAACTCGTAAGAATCATGAGAGTAACCAAGAGCCTTCATCTCTTCTTTAACAGCTTCGTCTGCCATCTTCTTGGCTTCCATAGCTTCTCTCAAACCTTTAGTTCTCATTTCACGGAGAGTCTTCTTAGCTTCTGCTAATTCCTTCTCCATATTTTGAATATCCTTTTGCAGGTCTTCTATTTTCTGTGTCATTATTATACACTCCATATTTCTTTTGCTTCTTGTTTTAAACCTGACCACATCCATGAATCTAGGTTAGGGTAAACCAAAGAAGCTATCTCATGTTTATCATCACTGATAGACAAAAACTTTTGTATACCCAAAGCAACTTTAATAAGTTGTGCCTTGTGCATAGCTAAGTTTTTAAGAGTAAACTTCTTGTACTCTTTTGGAGTAGCAAAGAATAAGTCTACACTATTCTTAGGATATGCCATAGAGTAGAAAGCCATCTGTCTTTTCTGTGCTTCAGTAGGTTTGCTAGGCATCCTTGTGGTTGTCTTCAAGTCTACTATCTTATCAGAAAATCTGAAGTCTATATATCCTATGATGGGAACAGGCAAGTCATCGTATTTAACTTCGACTTTCTCTTGGTATGCCTCAAGATTTTTATAGTCAAAGTTCTCATCAATAACAGTGCCAAAGCCTTTTAATAACTTCTTCTCTTTAGCTGTCTTTACATCCCCTAAATCAACACCTGATTCAGCACACAGAGACATGAACTTCACATCTAGTAGAT